CCCCGAAGGGGGTCCATCGTCGATACCGTTCTCGTTAGGAGCTTTTATGGGCACTAAAGTCCATATTGTTCCTGGGAACGAATCCTATGGTATCTTCCGCGGTGGCGGATCCGAAAGGATCGATTGGGCCAGTAATGGTCCAATGCGCCTTGTACGTGACATTATCGTCTACGACGTGATTCCATCTCGTCGTGTAGTTGACGTTAATGCCTTCGTACCCGCGCCCGCTCTTCCGAGCGGGTCTGCTGACACAGATAATACTGTGCGCAGCAAAGGAGATGCAGCCATAGGAATGGCCCGTCCCGCATCGCCATCTGTGAACATACTCACTTCAGCAGGTGAGTTAGCTCAAGATGGTCTCCCTACTCCTCCGGATTTACTCCGGTGGAGGAGTTCTGTCAAAGACCTTATTCAACTAGGTCGAGACGGAGCTCGAGACTACGTGGCGTATAATTTTGCATGGAAACCTCTCGAAAGAGAGATCCGGCAATATTATCGTCAGGTAGCGAAGTCAGATCAGATTGTTCGGGATGCTAATCGCAACCTGAACCGTCGACTGATCCGTGTGGGACACGAGTATCCCGCAAACTCCACTACCACCAGCTCCCTTGGGAGCATTATTGGTGGTAATTGGAAGACCACTGGCACCTTGGGTGCCATTGGGTCCGGAGGCACTGTCTTAACGACAATGTCCCGGGTTTGGTATGAGGGAAAGTACTTGTACTATTTCCCCTTACCAAAGGACGCAGTTGAAGCCAACCGCGGATACGCCGATGAGGCGCGATCCGTGCTTGGTCTAAGACTGAGCCCAGAGGTTCTTTGGAACCTCGCCCCGTGGTCTTGGTTTGCGGACTGGATCTCGAATACTGATACCATCATGGGATCAATATCCGGGGCCCTGTCAGATGGTATGGTGCCAGTTGAAGGGTGGGTTATGCATCACTACCAGAAGACCGCGCATTCTTTCCAGATGGGAAGTACTACGCGGTATACGGCTGGTGGTACAAAACGCACCTACGAAACGAAGCTTCGCTTCGTTTCAGCACCATACATCGGTTTCGGCGGAGTTGGAACGCTTTCAGCGAAACAACTCTCCATTCTTGCTGCGCTTGGTGTCAAACACTAAGCGAGACATCCGGCTCATGTTACCCTCACCTCAAGGTGAGTAAGTGCATGGGTTTTCCACACACGACGGTAACGAACCGTCTGTCTTTACAAGGAGTCCGAGTGTTCTCAGATCCTCAGTCCGTGACTGTCAACGCAGTTGCACAGTCGCTCCCTCGGGTTGGCTCCTCGCTTAACGCGGGGCGCTACCAGAAGGATGACAGTTCTTATGTGCTTACGCTCTCCCACTCTGTGGGCAAGCGGACGCTTCATAAGCTCCGTCTGGACACCAGCAAGGTCATCACCGATCCATTCGCCACAGACAGGAATCTCCCAGTGGGAGCTTCCGTCCTGTTGACGTTGGACGCGCCCAGTGTTGGTTATACCAACACTGAGCTCATCAACCTGCTTGTTGCGACGGCTGACTGGCTGAAGGCCAGTACTAATGCCAACTCAACCAAGCTTGTTGGTGGTGAGATCTGACAGGGTTTGAAAGGACACTCGGCTAGGATGTGCTACCCCTGGAAGGGGAGACATGAAAAGCCTGGTATCCTTGTGGTGCATACTAGCCGACGAGCTAGCAGCACTTTGCGGTATCGACGCCTGTCGTGACAAGTTAACTGTGTCACGTCGGTGTGAGAAAGAGGGTGATGCGTTTCTACGCATCACTCTACCTTCCTACGCCAAGGCCTTTGATAGGGCTCTTGACGTGGAAAGGTGGGATCCATCCCTGTGTACAGCTTTTGCACACAGAGCAGGGCTCCCCGTATTTCTACGGGGTTTCCTAGATCTCATTTTCACACCTGAGGGCGTGCTGAGAGACACACCCTGCACCGAGTCAATCCGGGCCGTTAGGCAGCTGGTTACTGTCTTCGGTAAGATTGAGGGAGATTGCTCTCCCCGTCGCAACCGCGACGCAATTGCAGAGTATGTTTTGGCTGATGATGCTTGCCTCGAATGGGATTTATCACCCCATGGCCATCTCTTGGATCAACTCCAAGAAGTGGCTTCTCGAGGTATCGTCCCCTTTCTCGCCCAAGCTGACCATAAGGTCAGCCTTAACGAGATTGTTCCGGCCCATGGGCCGGGACAAACTGCGGATCGTCTTCTTGGAAACTCGAAGTACGATCTTCAGTACTGGCCGGACCATCTCGA